CAATACCAGTGTCGATAACCTCGTCTTCGTACTCGAATGGTTCACAGGTAAGTGTGTATGTGTAGTTCTTACGTAACTGATAGAACTGACTAACATCATCTACATATTTGATTTCTAGCAGTAAGTCTCTGTATGGGAAATATAGTAAGTCACCTTCATTAGGACGTTCAGTTGGATTTGCTAAACCTGTCTGTACCAGAGGTAACACCACATTCTTATATCTCTCCTGAGATATCACAATCTTCATCTCAGCAGTAGATCTTACACCAAATTTTGTTAGTAAATTATATCCAGAATCGAACCCTTCATATGACTCAATGTAACCTTCAATAGGAATTGATTGGTCAAAAGTAGAACTAGAGACCTCTCTCATTATAGTTTTTACATTGACAAAGTTTCTTGGCATGTAAACAAACTCGACCCCATACATTCGGATCTGTTCGTTTATCAAGTCCTGAACAAGATTCTGCTCAGACGGAGTACCTTGCTGAAAGAAGGGGTTTAGTGCCATTATCCAATTAGATCAAGTGGTGGTAATTCATATTCATTTGCCATCTTACTCTCTAGATTATCAATCTCTCCTAGAGCATCTTCGTATATCTGTCTACCATTTAGTTCTACACCGCCAGGTAATTTTACACCCGCAAACTTGATGAGATTCTGACCCCATTGCTTCTTCATCAATGCGGTGAAGTACTTTTTCAAAAACGGATCGTTGTATACTTTAGTATAATCGTTTGGATCCAATACACGATAACATCTGATAATCAACCAGTCATTAGGTTGCATGCTAGAGTAATCAACATCCAGATACAATCTACTTTGTCTTCTGTTGAATCTAATTTGTTTCTCTGGGTGTAGTATATGGTCTAGATCTTCTAAGTATCTCTTCGTCAAAGTATATCCCATAAGTTCCATAGAACTAAAGAAGTATACATCATTCAACATCAACTGGTAATTGATATTGAACATGTTTGTACTGATCAATCTGTTATCTAACTTGAATACTCTTTCTATACCTATGACTGCATCAGGTATCTGTATAAAGTTTTGATTCTCTACAAAGTTGAATGTTGTATTTCCTATCCCAGTTATATTAGCAGTACCAGTGGTTGTTGTAATACCAGTAGATGTTTCAGAACCGGCAATATTTGATGCTTTAATTGAATCTAAAAAATCTTGTGTGATCCTATGCTTTAGATACATCAATTCAACACCGTCCATGTGACGGTTCTGATATATCTGGATAGCATCATCCATCAAGTCTTCGACTTGTTCATCAGCAACGTTGACTTCCAAGACAGGTGCACCCAACTGTCTCTTGGCATACTTTACTAATTCAGTTCTGGTTGCAGGGTTCGCCATTTATAACATACTTTTCCTATATTTATGAACGTCTGATAACAACGTCTAATTCATCACCTGCTTCACAACCAGTTGCAGGTTCTACAATGGTTACAGCAGGGTTACCTATCGTCCAATCAACAGTCTTGTTTAGAAGAACACCATTTAGATATACTTCCATATTAGATGATGTAGTGGTTGCAGTCGTTGGTGCAAAAGCAGTCTGACCTTGGTTTGCAGTCAGATGATCTTCTGCCTGATCAGATACAATATCCACTTCATCACCAGCAGTACATCCTTGACTCAACACAACAGCAGTTGTAGCATTGTAATCTACACCTCTTCTCAGTCTTACACCGTTTAGAAATACCCTATAGTTCTTAGCAGATGCCAGACTACTTGAGAGAGTAAACGTGGTTTGGTTCTGTGTTGATGTAAATAACTCCTCCTCAAACGTGTGTCCAAAGTATACTACTATCTGAACATTATCAAAAACACCTACACCACTATTGAAATTGACTGTAGATGGTGCTGATAATTGATAATCATTAGATGCACCAACTCTTTGCTTGACACCGTTTAGGAATACCTGTACAGGAAATGCAGTTGCTTGTACACCATTATCAAATACATTAGGTGCAGTGAATGCAGTTTGCCCTTGAGTTGCAACAGTGCTTGATGAACTAATAGATGTAGCAGCACCAGTAGCACCTCCACCACCAGAGAGAGTCTTGAAGGATAGCGATCCTGCTCCATCCGTAACCAGAGCTTGATCTTCCGTCCCGTCGGTTGACGGGAACTGGAATCCTGAGATCGTAGATATACCAGTGGAGTATATGTTGGAATGTACACCATGTCTAAAGGTAGACAGACCAGTTACATGTACCTCTTCAGAATGAAAAGTACCTAGAACTGTCGCTCCGACACCAGTAGTCTCAAAACGCTTTCCGTTATTATGGTATAACTCAACTTGCCCATCAGTATAAAATCTTGCTAACTTCTCACCACCAAGTTTCTGGAAGTCTATCTTACCACCATTACTTGTAAGTATAAGATCACCAGATCCATTGTCTAGAATATTGCTGTTTCCGTCGTGGTATATTAATAAGTCGTCTGTTGATCCGAATTGTGCCTGAATGTTGTCAGGGAAATTCAGGTGGTCTAACATACCACCAGTAACCTTCAGAGATCCAAGTGTTCCAATCCCTGAGGTAAGTAAATGCTGTGTTGATATTCCAACTTCTCGTACAGTAGTTCCTATGCCGACTCCAGCAGCAATAAAAACTTTTCCATCAGCAGTATTGATCGCAAATTCACCAACGTCGAGCGAGGTAGGATAATGCGGAACCTTTCCAGCGACACTAGATCGCTTAATCTTAATAGTCGGGCTAGCCATATTTTATTATCGGTATATACCGTCCAAATACACTAGAGAGTGCAGTGTTAGTATTTATGTGTTATAATTAGTATGGGATTCAATTATAGGTATGGACAAGACTCTCGTGATACTCACAGGACCTCAAGGATCGGGAAACCATCTGTGGTCAAAAATTCTCTCATTACACGCAGATGTCTTTGGGTGGAAAAGTCTCTTAGATAATTACTGGGAGGCACACCGTATATCAGAACCCTTCGCAGAATACTGGAAAAATCCAGATAAACTGTGCGACTTCGATTGGTCACAGAGTGAATATTATTTTACAAGTATCAGTATCCCACTCGGCATCAAGGAATTAGGGACAATAAGACGTCCAAACATCATGCAGTTCGCAAATAAGGTCGAGTCACTTGGGATCAAAACAAAGATATGCGTAGTTGGTCGTGACCAGAATATACTAAAACATCAGCAGACAAGACTGAGAGGTGAATCTACTGTCAGGTACTTCCTAGATCAGTTACCACAATTTTATAAACCGACATTCCTCAGTTACGAACTGTTATACCTCTACAAAGAAGAGTATCTGAAAACACTAGACATTGGTATACCCATAGCATGGTACGAGAGAGATAAGATCAGTGAGATACTAGAGTTAGATGCTAATAAGAAATACACAGCCTATGTACAGGACAGTCCTTTAGACGACTGCAATAAGACAGGAGTTCCATCTCCATGGAATCCAAACATACCAGATAAACCACACTATAAGGATACAGATCATGCTTATGATGAGGGTTCTGCTCCATGCTGTGGTGCAGGAAATACCGCATCGCTTCCTATGTCTGGTCTAATACAAGTTGAAGCAGCAGAGATACCTAAAGGTTATAAAACTAACATCGCTATTGGTAGAACACCAATTACTGAAGAACAAAAATGGGTGACCTATGAGTAAGAAACTACTAATCGTTACAGGACCACAGGGTTCTGGTAATCACCTCTTTGCAAGATTACTATCAGCACATCCTATGGTACAAGGATGGGATGCTTTACATGATAATTATTGGGTACCATCTGACGAAGAACCATTTGCCAGATACTGGGTATATCCAGATGAACTACAGTTTCCAAAAGGAGACTTCTTCTGTGCAAATGTATCTGTACCATTCTTTTATGATGGAGTCAGACGCACACCAAAGATCAAGGAGGTTGCTTACAAAGCAATCACCATGGGGATTGAACCAATCATTGCGATTGTATGTAGAGATAGAAATATAAACGAACTACAACAAAAAAGAGTTGGTGGTGAAGTGACTATGGATATCGCACTAGACTACTATAAAGATATAAGATGCCACTTTATAGACCACGAAGCATTTTTCTTATACAAAGAAAAGTATATGGAGTACCTAGGGAGAATACTAGAGTTCCCTGTAACGAAAGAAGGCATCGACAATTTTGTAACTGTCGATGCCAACCATAAGTATGTTTATCCCATTAAAGACCATTGGTTAGATAATGAGATCCGAAAAGGTCGTAAACCTTTTAGACGACGGCTAAAGGAGTAGCAGTGTTCTGATTGCTGATCTCTAGGAGGTCAGTTCTCATCTTCTCTACTAAAGCAAGTACGTGTGACTGAAGTGCTTCGCTACCTTCTACAAGTTTAGAAAGTGAACGTCCACCTAAGTTTGAGTGGAATCCTTCGTCTTTAGCAATAGTTGCATAACGTGAAGAGATAAATTTATCTTCTACACAATCTGCCATTTCATTCCATACTGCTTCTGCTCTTCCTTCTGCAACCAATTGGTATGCAGCAAGTGCAGCTTCATCATTAGATGCTTCATACTTCTCAAGAAGTGATGCACCTTTTGCTTGAGGTTTTGCTGTCTCTTCAGCAAATGCAGCAGCAACATCTAGTTCTTCACCAGTGATGTGCTCGATTACTTCCTTTACCATACGGAAGTGCTTTGCTTCGTCCATAGCTTGACGGCTTAGAAGTTCTAAGTCTTTTACGTCGGTAGAAGGATCTGCTGTAGCAACTTGACCAGCGATAGCGTACATGTTTTGAGCTTCGTTGACCATGCGTCCACGGAAGTGCTCAACTAGATACTCATCACTTGGTTTAGATGCAAAGAAACGACGAACGTTTGAGCGTGATGCTTCAAATAGTTCTTTGTTTCCTTCTTTGATCTTCTTAACGAAATCTGTTCCAGAAAGCATTGTTATCTACAATATCTACGATACTATTTATCAATATCTTTTTTAGTCCACTCTACGGGTACCTCCCCAAATACTCTTTCGTAGTCTTGATAACATATATCGAATGCTTTTCTTAGCATATCATACTCTATTGGATTCTTTTCATTCCTCCATTGATCCCAGAATTCAGGGAACTCTCTTATGTTAGTACCTCTCTCTGGATAGTATGCATTCCTATGCATTTTTGGAATTGGATGTCCTAAGAAATCTGACAGTGTACTAGGATCTTCCCAGATTCTCTCCATAACCATTGGGAACACTCGCTCCTCACCAAAAACTCTAGCATGCCTTTCATACACCTTACCATATAATGCTGTTTGTCTTACATTACCTTCCTTATTATAAAGTTTATCTAGATTTGTACCTGATTGAGACCATATCTTACGAACAGGATCTCTGAATATTAAAGTTATCTTGATATCAAAATCTACCAGTTTATCCCGTATGTAACAGAGATACTCCTCATCCATGAGTGCCATCTTATTACAGAAATCACCTAATGACTTGTACTCACCATCAAGATAATCCCAATGCTTCTTATAATATTCAATGTATTTGTCTATGGATGTGGGTAGAGAGTAAAAGTAATCTTCCTCTTCCTTAGTAAATTTTATATGTGATTTGGCTGATGACTGAACAGAGTATTCTGGTGTTAGGAGAAATTTCTTTTTAGTCTTCGCTATATCTTTGCTGTCATTATATTGATTTCTTATAATCCATAACCAGTGAGTCTTCTTACGATGACCAGTATGCAAATACTTTGTATCATCTTGCAGTGTACGCCATAGTGGACTGGTTGCAGAGTATGCAGTCCCAAAGTTCAATAGTAAAGGTATCACTTATGCCACTCCTTTGGTATCTCACCAAATGTTTTCTCATAACACTTGTATAACCAATCAAATTCTTCTCGCATCTTATCATAATCAATAGGATTCTTTTCATTGACCCACTGGTCTGGGAACTCAGCGAACTCTTCTCTGCTGGTTCCTCTTTCTGGATAGTAAACATTCCTATACATTTCTGGAATAGGGTGTCCTAAGAAATCAGACAGTTCAGTAGGGTCTTCCCATATTCTTTCCATTACCATAGGGAATACTTTGTCCTTACCCCAGACTCTGACATGCTTTTCATAGATCTCATGATACAAAGATGACTTTTGTATATTACCTTTGTTTGTGTATATTCTATCATACTGTGTCCATGCATTAGACCATATCTTACGAACAGGATCTCTAAAAATCATAGTGACTTTAATATCAAAGTGATCAGACAGTGCATCACGAAGATAGCAGAGATAGTCTTCATCCATAATAGCTGGTTTGTTAGAGAAGTCACCTAATGACTTGTACTCACCATTCAAATAGTCCCAATGTCTTTTGTAGTATTCAATATACTTGTCTATAGATGTGGGTAGAGAAAAGAAATAGTCTTCTTCCTCCC